GTCCTTGACCGGCAGGTAGTCCACCCGCCAGCCCAGCGCGGCCGCCTCGGCCGCCACGTCGTCGTGCCAGCAGTCCCGGCCATAGTCCGGCGCACCCAGCAACAACAGCCTCACTTGCGCAGGACCACCATCGTCGACGTGCCCAGCCCGGACACGGACAGCGGCGGCGGACAGTCCTCAGCCCACCGCGCCATAGCGTCCACCGCCAGCGGAAGGTCACCGTCCTGGGACACCACACAGCCACCCGGCGACACCAACGGCCACAGGTGGTCCAGGCAGGTACGGACGCTCACCGCCAAGTCAACGTCCAGATAGACCGCGGCCACCGGCCCACCCAGCGACACCCACGCCGGCAGCGTCGCGTCGAACCAGCCCGGCACCCAACGCACCACCTCCGGCACCCCGAAACGGGCCACCGTGTCCTGAGCCTCACCCAGCGACGCGGCGAACCTGCCGCCGTCCAGCCGCCTACCGATCGGCGTACCGTGCCGGTCGGCCGTATGCGGCTCATCGTGCGGCGGCAGGCCCTCGAACGAGTCGAACACCCACAGCTGGCGGCCGAGCGCAGCCGCCAGGTGGGACAGCTTCGCCGTGGACACGCCCTGGTAGGCGCCGCACTCCACCAGCACACCCGGCACTGGGGTGGACAGCACCGCGTCCACGAACGCGGCGATGTGCTCCGGACGGTGCGGAGCCTTCGCCGTCACCGCGGCGATCCGGGCGTCCAGCCCGGCGCGGTCCAGCGTCACGCTAGCCACTGGACGCCACCGGCTGGTTGTCCGACCCGACCAGCAGCGGCGGCGTGTAGTCGTCCTCCGACACCCAGAACTGCTTGTGGTGCGTGGTCTTCACGCCGGTGTGCACGAACAGGGGGATCCCCAGCCGCATCAGCCGCGCACAGAACGACAGGTCCTCCGAGATCAACACGCCGTCCTCGTAGCGCACCCGTTCGAACCAGGTGTCACCGCCGTCCGCACGCATCTTCTCCAGCACGCCACGATGCACCAACAGACACGCCGCACCCGTACCCGCCACCTGCAACACCGTGTTCGGCGGGTACGTCCAGCGGTTGGTGAACCCGACCACGCCCTCCGCGGTGCGGGCCGGCATGTAGATGGTCGGCACCGGGCACACCCGGCGGCCGCCGTAGCCGTCGTAGCTCACCTCACGCAACGCGAAGCACAGCCCGCCGACCACCGGACGTTCCGCAGGGTCAGCCGCGTCGACCAGCCGGTCGATCGTGTCCGGCAAGAAACCCATGTCCGTGTCGACGTACCACAGCCACTCGTGGTCGGTCTCGTCCAAGAACCGCTGGCAGCCGGCGTTACGCGCGCTCGCGAGCCCCGACGCGTCCGACGAGATCATGAACGGTCCGGCGGTGTCCACGATCCGGCCATGGTTGGCCGCGTCGTAGCCCACCAGCCGCATCATGCTCTCGTGGAACGAGTGCGACACCTCATGCCGGTGCAGGTACGCGATCTGTACCCGGCCGCCCTCACTCATCGGCGTCCGGCTCCTGCGCGGCATCCTCCACCGGCGCCGGCATCGCCTTACGCGGCCGGCCAACCCGACGGCGCTCACCCGGCGCCCGCGTCGCACGCTCCACCACCGGCGCCGCCTTACGCCCCGTCGACAGCGACGCACCCGGGGCCACGGCGGTGAACAGACGTGGCCGCTCCAGCACCAGCGGGTGGTCGTCGTCGGCGCTCTGACCCTTGCGCAACAGGGTGGTGCCACCCGACCAACGAACCGCGCCCGCGATCTTCGAATATTTCATGGTGATCTCCCCTCAGCCCGGAGTTGGTCGCGTGGCGGGCGCGGGCTGAGCACGCCCGCCACGCGAGATCGTGTTAGGACCTGTTCACCAGCAGCCGGAACCCCTGCGGGTTGACGACGTTGCCACCGACACGAGCCCAGGCAAACCAGCCGCGCTGTCCCGTGGGCCGGTTGTTGGTCCCCATCAACATGGGGATGAACTCGACCATCATCCCGGCGCGCTGAGCGACCACGTACCCGCGGAAGTCACCCACCACCAGCAGCGGCTCACTACCGTCGGTGCTGGGCACAGCCTCCATGTAGTCGTTCATCGGGTACTGCCGACCGAACATCCGCGGGATCGCCTCCTGGGTGATGTCCACGGTGAAGTTCGGGTCGACGGTGCCCAACTGGCGGATCGTGTTCTGCACGTCCGTGCTCGACATCCACGCGGTGTTCGCCTGACGGCGGAACCGCTGCGGCAGCGCCGCCCACAGCCCGTAGATGTCGCTGGCCTGAATGGACGCACCCGTTCCCAGCTCCACCTCAATCGAAGTGGTCGCGTCCAGCTTGGCCACCAGACCATCCGGCAGCGGCGAGCCGGTGCCGGTCGTCAGCCGCTCGGCCAACAGCTCGTTGTAGCCCTCCGTCAGCAGCCCCGACATGCTCTCGGCGAAGCCGGGCCAGTCCATCCCGATCTCGATGCTGAACGGAATGAAGCCGTCGGCGCGCCGCGTGGCCACCTCGGGCTGAGCGATCGTCGGCGCGTTGTCGGTCGACTCCGCACCCTCCGTGTCGAACTTCCACGTCACCCCGGCGCTGGAGATGCCCTTCCAGGTGTCGTTGGTGATGGTCTCCACCCTGGCCAGACGCAGGATGTCGTTCTCCGATCCCTGCGCGGTCATGATGATGGTCGGGTCGATCAGCACCGGCACGGCGAACCCGCCCGAGGTGTTGCTCAGCGACGCGGCCCGGTTCAGCATCCGCACCGCCTCGATCGCCCGCGCCTCCTCCGGCGTGTACGCCTGCGAGTTGCTCGCGTACTTCTGGAAGGCGCTGCGGTACGCCGGGTGCTGGGTGGCCAGCATGTGCCGCGCCAGCCAGTCCCCGTCCAGGTTCGCGTTCCGCGTCCGGATCAGCTTCTCGATCTGCTCCTTCTGCCGCGCGTCCAGATGGCCGGCGAGGTCCCGGTCGTCGAGCACCTGACGCGCCCGGGTGAGCGCCTGACGCTCGGGGATCACCCGCACGTCACCGTCCCACGGGTCCTCCTTGCGCCCGCCGACCTGCACGCTGTCCCACTTCGCCCGCGAGTCCACGAGCCGCTGGGACCGCTTCGCCTTGCGGGTGGCCAGCGCCAGCTCGTTGTGCTCGCCGTCCAGCTCGTCCCACGTCGCGCGCTGCTCGTCGTCAAGATCGCCGTCGCCGGCCTCGGTGTCGATCTCCTTCATCAGTCCTTCGATCTCGGACAGCCGCTTCTCGGCATCCTCGATCGGCAGCTCCGCCTTGCGGAACTGAACCTTCACGGCCCCCATGGGACCCCTCCTCCGGTCAGTGCGACGGGACCTTCCGTCGCGTGCCACTGGTGTCGACCGCCCCGCGCAGTTGCGCAAGACGCTGGCGGCGTAGCGCCGCCGGTCCGTCGACGTGGCGGTCCGACCGGAGATCGGATGCCGGCGTGTCCGGCTTGGACGCTGGCTGGCTGGCGGCCCCACCGTTCGGGGTGCCGAGCCCGTGCAACGCCCGGAAAGCTGTGAACGTGCGTACAAGATCGTCGTAACGCTCGGCGTCGCGGCGCTGCAACTGGTCCGCGTACCAGTCGGTACCGCAACGCAGGCCCGCCGTAGCCTCGGGGTTCGCCGGCCACGTCACCGGGCCGGCCTCGAACAAGCGGACCTCGGTGATCGTGCGCTCCGGCAGGCCGTCGGGGTTGTCATCGGACTTCTCCGGCTCACGGTCCCAACGCTCACCCAGCACCTCGAACATGAAGCTGGAGCCGTAGGCACCCGCCCGCAGGCCCTCGACGATCAGCTCCGGAGTGCCCCGGAACAGCGGGCCCTCAAGGTGCGCGAACTCCTCCCGCTCCTCCAGGACCTCGGGGATGCTCAGCGACTTGTTGTCGAGGAACATGTCGAAGCCGTGGTTGAACAGGACCTTGACGTTCGAACCGTTCTCCTTGATCGTCTTCTTGAACGCGCCCCGGCGCACCTGCTCCAAAAACCGGCCCTCGAAGAAGCTGTCGATTTCGTACCAGGTGCCGAACCGGGAGAAGTCCACGACCAGGGTGCCCAGCCGGCCGTCACCCGGGTCGGTGCCGTCGCCGTCGCCGTTGGCACGCGCCGGCCTGGCCGCCAGCGTCGGGGTGCCCGCGCCGCCGCGGATCACATACAGGCCACGCATCGCGCGCATCATTGGTCCCCCTCGTCTCCACCTTCGTCATCCGGCGCCGGCACTGTCGGCGCCGCGCCGGGAGTCGCGTTCGGCTCGTCGCCCCAGTCCACCGGCGGCAGCTCTTCCTTGTCCCTGACCTCGTTGACGACCTTGAACCGCTTGTCCAGCGCGATCGCGTGCGCCTGGTAGCGCCGCAGCGTGTCCGTCTCCAACAACGCATCCCTGTTGAACCGGGCGTACTGCGGACGCGGCAGGAACTGGCTCAGCAGCCGCTCCAGCCGGCGCAGCCACTTGTTCAACGCGTACTTCAGGACGTGCAGGTCGCGGTCGATCAGGTTGGCGTAGGTCAACGTCGAACCCTCACCGCCGTAGCCCAGGATCTCGGCGATACCCGGGCCGAAGATCCGTGCGCACTGAGCCTCGCTGAAACCCTGCGTCTCCAGGAACTGGCTCTCCTCCGGGTTGACCTGGAGTTGCGTCCACTCCCAGCCCTTGCCCAGCACCACCGGCTCGCGGGTGCCCTGAAGCGCCGCCATGAACCGGTCCTTGATCAGCTTCGCCTTCGTCTCATCCTCGATCGGCTTCTCCGTCTGGCGCAGGATGCCGCCGGGGTGCGCGCCGTCCTGGAACCATTGCAACCCGAACCGGGTAGCAGACAGCGACCCACCGATCGTCCACATGTGGTACGCGATCGGCGACAAGCCGAGCAGCCAGCCCGGGACCGGGTTAACCCGCCGGTGCAACATCCGGCCGGCCGTGATCTCGCGGCCCTCGTGGAACCAGCGCACCAGGCCGTTCTCAAGCTGGGGATGCACCCGGTCCGGGTGGAAGATGTCCACCTGCCGCAGAATGCCGCCCGGGCCACGATCCAGCACGTCGCCGTACAGGTTGCCCCTCAGCAGCCACGACACGACAACCCGGTAACACCAGTCCTCCAGCCCCTGGTCGGAGCCGTCCGGGTCCTCCATGTACCCGGGCATGTTGAGCTCCTGACGGGCCGAGCCCCGACCGCGGAAGATGTCCAGCGGCAGCTCAGATGCGATCGACGCGATCAGGTCCACGGCGCTGCGCACCGCCACCGACTGGAGGCTCGACTCCGCCGCGCTCAGGTCCACCTCGTTGAACGACTGGCGGAACAACCCGACCAGCTCACTCAACGGACGCGGCAACGCCTCCGGGGTCAGGCGCGACTCCGCCCGCGGCCGCCGGGTGCGCCACCACACGCTCACGAGCCCGCCGACCGCCTATCCAGCAGAAGCAGGAACACCCCGGCGGCCACCACGCCCAGCCACGGCGCCAGCATCCACAGCCCGTACGCCATCACCACCGGCGCCGCCACACCCGGCGCGTGCACGGCCGCGACCCGCACCGCCCGCAGCACATGGCCCACACCGGCCGCCAGTGCCGCCAGCGGACGCGCCCAGTCCAGCCGCCTACGCCGACGCGCCCGGGGAGCGTACGGGCCGACCAGCCCATGCACGAAAGCCGACACGTCGCCCCCTCCGGTTTGGTAACCTCAGTGCTCGGATGGAGCACGCCCCGGCAGATCACCAGGGCGTCACGCCTGGCCCGCGCGAACGCCGTGCTAGGGGTTGAACCCCGGGCTGGGCACACCTACCGCCGCAGGCACGGCGGGTCCGCGTTCCACCGCCACGTCGGCCGTGGCGTATACCAGTCGCCGTAATGAGCCGTCAGGTAGTCCTCAACCGGACACGGCAGCCACACCGGCGTGTCGTACAGCTCCCACAGCTCGAACTCGACGAACAGCGCCGCCGGGAACTGGTACGCGACGGACTCCGCCTTGCCGAGCGGATACCACACCACGTCGCCGGCCAGGTGGTGGCCGTGCACGTCCACCTTCACGCCGTCGTTGACCGACTTGACCTCGCTGCGGTGCACCACGGTCGGCGTCGACAACGCCGACGCCACCTTCGGCAGGTCGGCCGCCCACACCCCGATGTCGATGTCACCGCCGATGATGCGGCCCTCACGCACACACCCCAACGCCGCCCCGTCGGTCAACCACCAGTCCAGGCCGGCGAAGTCCGCCGCCACCGCGCGGAACGCCCGCGCCAGCCGGTCGACCCGCATCAGAAAATCTGATCCTCTGGCGCGTAGTCGTCGGCGACCAGGTGAGCCCAGCTCTCGAACAGCCACAGCGCCAACGACGCGGCCCGGATCGGCGCCACCTCGCCGTGTCGGTCGTCCCACGCCGTGCCGCCCGACACCGGCCGCGTACGACCCTGCGCCAACGCCGTCGACACCGGCGCGTCGTCCGCGTGCCGCAACCGGTCGTTACGCACCGCGTCAAGAAACCCGCCAAACGCCGCCGCCTCCTGCGCCGCCGACGGCACCGCCAGGTCCCCGCGCTGCGGCTCGTCCGGGTCCTCCGGCACCGTGATCCCAGCCTTCTCCAGATCCAGCAGCAACGACTCGCTACGGGTGGCAACCGCGAACCCGACCGGGCTCCACCGCTCCCGCAGCTCGAGCAGTCGCTCCACCGCCTTGGCCGTGCCGGGCATCCAGTCCGACAGTCCCACCTGGAGCCGGCCGTCCTCACGCACACCCGCGTAGCCGATCGCCGAGCGGGTCCGCTCGCGGTTCACCACCAACGCAAACGCCCGGTCACCCGGACGCTCCTTGTCCGCCAGGGTCGCCCACAGGTCGGCGTCGATCAACCCGGACCCATCAACCAAGCGAGGCTGCCACACACCCAGCCGCTCCCGCGGGAACTTGTCGCCCAACCCGGAAGGCTTGCACTCGTCCTCGACCGTCTCCATCGTGATCCGGATCCCGAGTGCGGGATTCCTCAACAACCACTCAGCCGAATCACGGACACGCTCGGGCTCCAACTCCGGGTCAAGATCCGAACCCCAGTCGAACCACGCCACCCGCAGCGCGCCGGACTCCCCGTCCTCCTTCAGCCCATAACACCACGCGGTCTGATCGTCCGGCGGGGTGCCGAAGAACCAGGTCTGCCAGTTCGGCATCGCCGACACCGTCGGCAACACCGCCCCCATCTGGTCGCCGGTAAGCTCCTGCGCCTCATCGAACACGATCTTCGGCGCCGAGAACCCCCGTACCGCGGTCCGAGAACGTGTCACGTACTGAAGCAGCCGGCCATCCCACAACTCGATCTGCTGCTCACCGTTGGCCTGCCGGTACTGGCGCACCCGCCGGTGCATATCCGGCGTCGCCCGGATCATCCGCTCAAGGCGCTGATACGCCTTCGCGCTCGTACGGTGCTGATGCGCGGAGTGAATCACCAGCTCTTCGTCGAACAGGAACAGCCAGGCCAGCTCCAGCGCCTCGATGATGCCGCCCTTGCCGTTCTGACGCGGCACCCAGCAGCCGATCTTGCGGGCCGTCCACTGCTCATCCACCCGATGGCCCAGCCCGTGGGTCAGGACAAGCTTCTGCCAGTCGTCCAGGTACAGCCCGGCCGACGCGGCCAGGTCGATGACCTCAGGCGCGGCGGTCAGCGGATAGGACGGCCAGTTACCGACCCTGGGCGTCTGCGATCCGACGCGCTCGGCGAGCAGCGAGCTCGTCAACCTTGCTCACCCTCTCCCCACCGGGTAGCCGCTCGATCTCCGCGATCACCGTGCGAAGCTCCTTGGCCACCGGCGCCACGTCCCGGCCGACAGCATCGGACAGCTCCCCGGCCAGCCGGTCGCGGATAGCCTCCAGTGAGCGCCGGTAGTCACCGGTCGCCAGTACGTCGGGCAGGGAGTCGGCCATGCTCACCTCCGGCGACGGGACTCGCGCAGCCGCCGACGGACCACTCGCGTAGCGGCATCCTCACCATCGACCCGGTACGACGCGACCCGCGCCACCCGTCGTGCCTCCTTGCGACCGACGCGGCGAGCCAATCGGCGTCCGTAAGTATCGAGCACCGTGGACCACCGCCCGGAGCGAGGAAGAGGGATTGGAAATTCGTGGGGAGAGATGCGGGGAGGTGCGGGGTCTTTCGCCGGTCCCCTCTTGATCAAAAACTGGCCGTGCCGGGCCTGTGACCTGCGTAAACGTCCGCGTCACCACTCGATACCTGGCGTCCACACCTCGCCGACCGGTCGCGTGCCGCGCTCCTGGTTGCACCGCCGTCCGCAGGTGGGGCAGCCCCGGACCCCGTGCGCTGGCCGGTAGTTACGCGGATCTACGCGCTGGTTCGGGTTGACCGCGAACGGGACGATCAGGTCGGCGTCGGTGGCTCCGCCGTGGCCGCACAGGTGGCACGTCCTGCCGTAGAGCGCGAACATGACGGCTCTGGCCCGGCGGTAGGGGCGGCCGTTGTGCAGGCGGTTGGGTGCGGCCATACCCACCCCCCGTTCGGTGGGGACGGTGTGCCCGAACGTGGGATGGCTTGTGAGCCTCGGCCGGTGCGACCGTCCGGTCATGGGTTTCGCGGCGAACATCAAGGCTGAGCAGATGCGCAAGGACGCGGCGAAGGCACGGGCGGCTGGTCGTCCGGTGCTGGCGGTGAAGCTGAACTATCCGGCGTCGAAGCCGGACTTCTCAGGTGAGATCATGGACTGGTCGGCGATGATCGCGGCCATCGAGTCCGAGGGTTGGGCGTTGTACCACTTCGCCGGGTCGTCCGATCCGAAGGGCCGACCTGAAGCTCTGTGCCTGTTCCGGCCCCGGTGAGACAGACTGCTCGCCCTTGTAGGGATGACCCACACTTGCGCTCCGGGCGCATCACCGGCGATCGTACATGGAGAATCGCTCATTGCGGCGATCTTGTCAAGTCGCCCTGGCCGTACGCCACTCCATCAACTGCTCGACCTCGACATCGCGCAGCCACCGCCGGCCGCCGGCCTCCAGCGACGTGAGCCGGCCCTCGCTGATCCAGCGCCTCAGCGTCGCCGCCGGCACGTGGTGGGTCTTCGCCGCGTCAGCGACGCTCAACCGCCCGCGCACCCTCACGCTGAGAGTTTAGCCCGAGTCGCTCATACCGCCTG